AGAAAAGAAAACGATGGCTAACATCGATAAGATTCTTACAGTAGCTAACAATTATTACAACCAAACATTATCTGAAGAAGGTAAAGGTCGTTTTCCAGGACAAGAAAAGTATGATGTCGCCGTTGGTGGTGTTGACTTAGGTGAAGGTGCATCAACAGATGAAACTCTTGAAGCATACATCGAAACCGTACTTGACCAAAAAGTATCTTACACAGATGACTTGAGTGAATTCGTATATGTTTTCTCACCAGCCGTTGATGATGATGACGCACTACAAGGTGATTGGATGAGTTTAGAAACATCCGTAGACTTTGATGGTGGACAAGAAGTTGGAGCACTTGACTTCAAACAAGACTTTGGTAATAGTGGTATACAATCACCATTTCAGGATGGTTCATACGCTTACCTAATCATACCAGGAAGTGGTAGTGGTACATCAGCACAAGCACCTGTTGTAGTTGTAATAGACACAGAAAATCCATCAAAACTTCATAAGACTTTAGTACCTTAATACATAACAAAACCGAAAGGAAACACAAATGAAGAACATATTAAAAAACACATCAAAAGGTTTCACATTGATTGAGTTAGTAATGGTAACAATCATTCTTGGAATCTTAGCAGCTGTGGCAATACCGAGATATCAAGATACCGTTGATAACGCGGAAGCATCTGCAGAGAAAGCGTTTGCTGATATGATATGGGCTGGATTAGAAGAACACGCCGCCGAGACATTAATGAGTACAGGTCTTGAAGCGTGGCCTTACAATCCACTTGAGGTAATCAATAGAAGCCGTAATGTATCTATCACAATGTTTGAAGGTGTTCCTGATGAAGATGGAGAGTGGCAGTTTAGTGTGGATGCCGTAGGTGAACCTGCGTTATTTCATCAAAGAAGAAATGATGAGATATGGTATTACACCTATGACTCACTCGCTTTTGAATTAGCTGAAACACCAACTCAATATACACAAGAATAATTTTTGGGGGATTGACAATCCAATCCCCTAATTATTATTAAAGGGAACAATATGTGGAAATCAAAATCAGATACAGAAACATTCCTTGAGTTAGGACTAATCAGTGCTATTTGTTTTGTTTTGGGTTTCATTCTTTATTATGATGGAACTGAAACCCAATTACAAAATGAACCTCAAGTAGAAAACTTTGATGAATATCCTTTGATTGCATGGCAGGATTTGGATAGACAAGGTGGAGAATGTGTAAAAGTCAAGTACAGAGTACAAAAACAAAAGACTCGACTTTATATGTATAATGCACAAGGTAAGAAGGTTCACACACAACCAATATCTTTAAATCCATATAAAGATGGTAGAGATAGAGTAGAAACATATGTTTGGAAACTTTATCGAACCGAATGGACAGATAAGATACCACCTGGTGAATACTTGATTATAGTTGGAACAGACTTTGATAAATCACAATCAAGAAATTTGACTCTTGAGATTGACATCCTATGAGATACTTACCTTTATTATTAGTAAGTGTTATATACTCACAAGTGGACGAACAAGTTCTTATAGACCAAGGCATCGAAAGAACATCAGAGTTTAAACGAGATGTTGCCTACGGACAAGATTGCGATGATACAGAATACAGAGATTACAAAGGTTCACCTGCTTGGAAAGGTTATGGTGGGTGGTTATCCGAATGTGATTCCATAAGGTCAGTAAATATAGATAGAGAATTTGCTATAAAGGCAGAACAAAGAAAAAGAGAAAAGGCGATTCAAGATAGTATTGATATGGCATCTATCGATGAGATGGATTTAGATTTAGATGCTATGTGGGAAAATACAGTTTGGAATGAAATTGAAGATATCGTAGACTCTGAAGTTTATGAAACAGAACAGATAACAGCAGTTGCTGGTGTTCGTGGTGCTGAAGCTGAAGATGAAGCACTTGACCATCTGTATTACAGACGAAGTATGAAAGGTTTAGCTCTAATAGATTTACAAAAAGCTTATGGTAAATTGATGAACACGAAAGATAATTTAATCAAGGTAAATCCAAAACATCCTAAACTTGAAAAGATAAATAATCTAATTATTCAATTAGAAAATAAAATGAAAAAAGTGTAATTCTAACAAAAAACTAACAAAAAAGTAGTGTAGTTTCTAAGAATTTAAGATATTTAATATTGAAAGGTGATGACACTTTCAATCAAACTTATCATTTAACTTAGGAGAATACACATGAAGCGACTAATGTGTTTGTTACTAATGGGCATGGTTTCTGCCCAAACAATAACACAATCATACCCGAAACCAAAACAACCATTCGTTCTAACATACCACGACATTAGAGAAGATATACTTGAAAAAACGCCACACGGAAAAATTATAGTAGATTTTTATATTAATGAGAAAGGGGAAGTAGAGGATCCAGTTATCATGGATACTTTTAATATATCTCTCAATGATGTAGTGTTGGATAAAATAAAACAATCGTCTTACTATCCAGCAACTCAGAACGGAAGGCCAGTCAGGATAAAATATACATTACCAATATTATTTAAATAACGGAGGCACAATGGATATCACATTGACATTCGGATTAATAGTATCATTCTTTATTATAGGATTAACATTTGTTCTATATTGGGATGATATAAAATAAGCCAAAAAAAGGGGAACTATTGTTCCCCTTTTTCATTATCCGATAATAGCTATTTACGGAATAAACCCACCAACACCAACAACGCGACTAATCCAGCGAAACCGGATTCGCCGAATTTATTAATGATTGATGTGAGGTTACCAATAACATTTACACCAAAGACTCCACTTCCGAACAATACTTCACCAACGGCTCCTATTGCTACAAAAGATACGAGTAGGTGGACTAAATCGTCCAACCAATCTTTGACTAATGTGATGACTTCCTTCATTAGTTATCTCCGTTTGTTTCTTATCATTTAACAAAAAAGGGATTTTTAACTTCCGTTTTCTGTTGTCGAAATATCTTTCGACATAAATAAATATAGTATATACATTTTTTCCTTTTGCAATATATATGCACCAATTTTTTGTTTAGTTAATATTTATTTATGAGTTATAACATCTATTTTTAATCATAATATACAAGGAAATTACGATGAGTCAAGATTACGAATTATTTGAAGGTAAATCACTATCATCACTTTTTGAAGATATTTATAACAATTCTAAACATAATAAACATCAACTTGAAGTATTGGTAAAAGAAGTTACGAGTTTTATCAAGGATGGTGATATGGCTATTCAGTTAATACCCATGATAAAAGAATACTTAGAAATCAATGTCAAGAATGATGAACAATTAGTTAAGTTGGCAACCGTTGTACAACGATTGATTGCAGCAGAATCAAAAGGTGGTAGTGAATCTGAGTTCGGTTTATCTGAAAAAGAAAAGACTCAATTACTCACAAGTATAGATGATGTAGTTGTGGACTTACAAAAAAAATCAGATAGTCTTACAGAAGATATAAAATCAGTTAAGGAAAATTAATGGCCTATAAAATCGATAACGAAGATGAACTTATCGTTGTTGGAGATGGACCTGTAACAGAAAATGAAGTTAGGAAAATCTTCAAGCAAACAAATACGCCTGAGTTCTATGAATTAGAGGCTGCCGAAGTAATTGAATGCCTACTTGATGACTCAGATTTACCACTAATTCCAAACTCAAGTCCACCCACAAGAGATTACTCTACTTATGGTCATGTAAGATGTAGGATGGTTGTTAGTAACAAAGGTTCACAAGATATCATACAAGCTGCACCACTTGATGCCGATATTAAAACATATCCTTATCCAGGTGAATATGTAATTGTTGCAAAATATTTTGGTGAATTTTTTTATACTCAAAAAATAAATTTAAAAAATAGAACAGATTCTAATAAATTAAGTGGGTTAAGTAAAGTACAACATGCTTTCCAAATAGAATCTTATAAAAAGAATCTACCACGAATTGAAAATAGTAAAATACGAATGTTAGATGTGGAAGAAGGTGATATTTCACTTGAGGGGAGATTTGGAAATACTATCAGATTAGGTAGTAATGTAAAAAGTACAATAACAGATGATGGTGGGGTAGATGATACTACGGGTAAGGCAAATTCACCCAATGTAATAATAAGAGCAGGTCAAGGTGTGGATGAACAGATACACCTGAAGCCAGTTAAGGAAGATATTAATTTAGATGGTAGTTCTCTGTGGATGACGACAGACCAAACCGTTGATTTTAGTTCACATTATAAAAGTAAAGTTGGTGATTTAGATCCTAAAGTATTTGAAGGTAAACAAATCTTAATAAATTCTGATAGGATAGTTTTTAATTCCAGACAAGACTCATATTTATATTCATCACGAGATATAAATTTAGTTAGTAAGAATCGGATTGTATTGGAAGGACATGAAAAAGTTTATCTTGGTGATGCACCAAAACAAGGAGAGAGTGTTGGATGGAGTAGTGATAATCCATCAATTCAACCAGCATTAAAAGGTGACCAAGCAATGGATATTATCAAATCATTAATTGGATATTTAGAACAATTTGCTGGAGATTTAGCACCAGCTAAAGGTGGTGGTAATTGGGGAATGCCAGTTCCATTGACAGATGTAATAACATCTTGTCTCAATTTAAAAGGGAGTCTTACAGAATTGAAAACTCGATTAGATGAACCAAAAAGTGATGTGGTATATGTTGGGGATAAGAGGTAGTTAGATGCCAGTAAAATGTAGATCAATAGCAGGACAAAGAATAGCGTTAGGGCCCGGCGAACCAATCATAGCAGGATGTGAACTCATAGACGGAAGTGGAATCTTTGATAATAAAGAAGAATTTCCAATGAGATTTTGTGAAATAGATGGTGTGGCTGGAGACGAGGGAGCAGTAGTAATATGGCCCGATACAGGAAATGATTTACTTAAATATGGAGAGGGTGAAGATGTTCCCGTAGGAACTGTACTTCATGTTGGATGTGTAATAGAGAATGGTGAAATAAAATGTGCACCATACACCACACAGGCTCCATCTACTGCAACAAGTAAAGATGGTAGTGACATGACAGGTGAAGATGTTGATGAGGGAGAAGAAAAAGGATTTTGTGTTGGTTCAGGAAATGTTAATTTACCTGACGATGAAGATTTTCTTTCTCAATTAGCTAACTTTCAAATTCCTGATTTACAGGCATTTGCACTTAGTGGGTTTACCGCAAAAATACAAGAGATGATGGGTAAACTAAATCAAATATTAGGTAAGTTAAACGCTGAAGTTGATAAGATAATGTCACAGGCGGTTATCGATCCTGAAGATGTTTGTACACCACCTGTGAAGGCTGCTATAAGAAATATGTTAAAGATAATGGCAGCAATAATGAAGGTCATGCCAGTATTACAAAAAATAATACAAGTTATTAAAATTATTAGAAAGGTCATAAAGTTAGTAAGAAAGATTTTAAAGTGGACACCACCATTTGTTGTACCGATTATTGAAGGGTTGATGAAAGTCTTAAACATAATGGGATTAGTTGATATGTGTGTTTCTACATTGTTAAAGACCGTTGGAAGATTTACATCATTAGTACCAATTTTACAGGCACAACTTATGAGTATTTTAGCACAATGTGCTGGACAGGAAAATTTAAAGTCTAAAGAAGAATGTGAAGCAGCAGGTGGTACTTGGATAGATCCACAAGACCTAAAAGATTTACAAGATATGTATGATAAGATATCAAACGAGTCAGAAAATTTAATGAGTGATGATACTATCGGATTTTGTTCAATTACAGAACACTTGACAAAAGAAGAATGTGAAGCAGCAGGTGGTACTTGGACAGATTTAGATACTGATACCGACTTTGGTGAAGTAGATACATCAGCATTATCAAAAGAACTCGCGAAACAAATGGAAGAATTAGATAGGTGTTTTGCAGACGAAGAATTAAATTCCTATCTAAGAGGTTTTTAACAAAGGAGATAACAATGAAAAAACAAGAACTAATAAAGATAATTGAATTAGTAGTTCGTAAAGAAGTGAAGAAACAGGTAAACGAGATATTTATTAAGGAGAATAATAAAACTCAGGAACCATCACTTACCGAGTTAGTTTCAGAACCAATCAATGAAGTTGAAACAAAACCTAAAAAGGAAGTACACTATACAGATAATCAAGAACTGAATAAAGTTCTGAATGAAACTGCTGGTGGTATTCCACAAGGTGATTCTGATTATCCAACGATGAGTGGTGGAATATATGATACTTCAAGAATGAGTGAAATGTTAGGATATGGAAATTTAGGTGGTGATAAGGAAACGAAAAGAAAAGTAGCAGCAGTTGATACTATTAAAAAGGCTGGTGTTGATGTTGACCAAGTTCCTGACCATGTTCAAAATGCATTAACAAAGGATTATTCTAAAGTAATGAAAGCCATTGACCAAAAGAAAAATGGTGGATATAGACCATAGAGGTAATTAGATGGCATTAGATAAAGAGTTTTTAAAGTATAAACTTGAAAAAATTAAAAATGATAGAATTTTTAAAGAACAAGATACTGAAACTAAAAAGAGAATAAGAAAAGAAAATGCAAAATTAGCAAAAGAAGAAGCTGATGCAATACATTCTTATTTAACTGGTGAAGATGATATTGATAAACTTGATAATAAATCTTTTTTAGAAAATAGAGCACCTGGTAATTTATTCTTAACACCAAAAAGAGTTAAGGAAGGAAAAGGAACTAAGATAACGGCTACTCTTAATGTAAAACAAGTTCAGTCAGATCCTAAAACTAAAAAGAATTCATTATCAAAATTATTAAAAAGATTTAGAACGGTATCTAAATTCAATTTAGATTTTGGAAAACAACTTATAATATTTAAGAAAATTTTTGATAAATTAAATCTTAACTTTAGTAACGATGAGATTAAATTTAATGGTCACATGAACGCGGAAGGATATAAAACAGTTGAAGATAAATCTGAATTTGAAGGTATATCAGATGAATTTCAAGTAAGTGATGTTGATTTAGATGATAATGGTAATATAGTACCAAATTCATATAGAAGGGCAATATTAGTTGTCAAGAATGGTTTAATAGTAGAGGTTAGGAGAGTAACATAATGGGAGCAAGAGAAAAGGATTTAAATCCAGATGTCTTTATAGGACTTGAGTTGCCTTTAGGATATTCCGATACGGGCCACTTCAAACAAACCAAAACCACATTTGAACAGGCAAAATATAATATAATAAATTTAATGAAAACAATACCTGGTGAAAGACTTGGCCAGCCAGGATTTGGTTCAGATTTACATACTAAATTATTTGAACCGATGACTGAAACCTTTAATGATGAATTGGATGATGCTATTCGAACTTCTTTAAATACTTGGTTACCATATATAAACATTAAAAAGATAGATATAACAAAACCAGATTATAACCTTAATAGAATAAATATTGATATAGATTTTGGGTTATCATTTGAACCAAATAGGTTTGAATCAGTTTCTATAAGTTTTGACCAGTTTGAATCAGCCGTAAAACAATAGGAGAATTTAGATGGCTAAAAAGAGTGTCAGTAAAGATGTAAAATATTTAAACAAAGATTTTTCTGCTTTTAGAGATGGTCTTATAGAATTTGCTAAAACATATTTTCCAAATACCTATAACGATTTCAACGAATCAGATCCAGGTATGATGTTTATTGAAATGGCATCTTATGTAGGAGATACTTTATCTTATTACATGGATGAACAATTCAAAGAAAGTTTGTTATCTTTTGCAGAAGAAAAGAAAACCATATATGAAATAGCACAAGGATACGGATATAAACCAAGATTATCATCACCTGCCAGTGTGGTATTGGATGTTTATCAAACCGTACCTGCAACATCTGCACCAAATTCCTTACCTGATGAAAATTATTGTCTTAATGTAATGTCAGGTATGGAAGTAACATCAACAAATGGAACTGTATTTAGAACTATTGATGATGTAATTTTTTCAGATTCAAGTTCAATGAGTCCAAGAGAAGATAGTATAGCAGAAATTGATGATGACCAAAATGTATCAAAGTGGTTGTTAAAAAAATCGGTAAAGGCAGTTAGTGGAAATGTAACCACAGAAACTATTTCGTTTGGTGCAGCTGAAAAGTATAAAAGAATTGCTTTAGCAAATTATCCTGTATTAGAAATAATGTCCGTAACAGATAGTGATAATAACAAATATTATGAAGTTCCGTTTTTGGCACAAGATACGGTTTT